CCGCGACCGGCATCGTGTTCCAGGACGTCGACGTCACCGATGGCGACGCAATCGGCTCCATCATGGTTGCCGGCCGTGTAATCAGCGATCGCGTGAACGCCGCGCAGACCGCGCTCAAGAACATCGTCTTTGTCGGCGCGAACGCGACCGTTCGCGGTTATTCCGTCACCTATGAGAAGGACGGCGGCGCGGGTGACGTTCCTGTCGATGCGACCATGTACGCTGACGGCGAGATCGTCCAGCTCTCCAAGAGCTATCCGCTGACGAAGAGCTCCAAGGCTCAGATCGGCTGGGCGCTGAGCTCTGGTGGCGACGCCGTTGATACGGTTACGATCGCGGGTGCAGACGTCAAGGTCTACCCCGTCTTCGAGGCCTAATCTAAGTAAGGAGGATATAACACATGCCCGATATTCTGAGAATGCTGTCCCAGGCTGAACAGCTTGACTTCAGCCAGAACTTCCTGATGCCCCGCGCGAACTACCTGGGTGACGCGATTTTCCCCGACCAGAAGACCCAGAACTTCAAAGCCGAGTACCTGCGTCTTGCCGCTGGCGCCCAGCTTCCCACTATGGCCCTGATTCACGGCCTTGATACTGAGGCGCATATCGCTTCTCGCCCCGCGCTGGAGCGTGTAACGGTCGAAAAGCTCTTCATCAAGGAGAAGATCAACCAGACCGAATCCCTGCGCCAGGCGCTTGAAAACGGCGCGTTCAATGACAGCGCCCTGATTACCTATGTTTACGACGACTGGGCTCGTCTGGCCGAAGGCGTGCGCTGCCGTTCTGAGGCCGCTAAGATGGAAGTCCTGTCTACTGGCAAGATGACTGTCAAGGAGAACGGCCTGAACTTCTCTGTTGACTTCGGCGTGCCGAACGGTAACACCGGCTTCGACATTGACGTCTCCACGCCTGACAAGAACGTTCTCGCGCAGATCGAAGAGATCGTCGAGACCGCTCGTGACAAGGGCTTCACCGTTTCCGGTATGGTCCTGTCCGGTTCCGTACTCTCTAAAATGCTGACCAACGAGGGGATCTCCAAGGCCATCTACGGCGGCGCCAGCGCCGGCGCTATGGTCTCTCGTACGCAGCTCGTCGGTCTGTTCAACGAGCTCTTTGGCATTACCGAGATTCGTACGAACGACCTGCGCTACAACGTCGAGGGCAAAGACGGCAAGCTGACGACCCAGCGCTTCTGGGGCAAGAGCAAGGTTTCCTTCCTGGCTTCCTACAACGGCCTGCAGAACTTTGGCGTCGGCCTGTGGGGCGTGACTCCGGAAGAGGAGCAGCTCGGTCCCTGGACCGCGAAGAGTGCCGAGCAGTTCGTCACCCTGACCCAGTGGACCGAACCCGACCCCACGGCCGTCTGGTCTAAGGCGTCTGGCCTGTTTGTGCCCGTTCTGCCGAACCCCGCAGGCCTGTTCATCGCTACTGCCAAGTTGCAGTAAGGAAGGCGGTGCGGTAAGTGGTCGTTGTCAGCTACAAGTGGTATAAGACCACTTACGGCGGCGAGCTGGACGAAGATACCTTCAACCGGCTCGCGTCTCAGGCGTTCCTCTTTGCGGACGCCATGACTGAGTATAGGCTCAGCGCTTGCTGGGCCCGTCTGGCGGAACCTGTACGCGTAGCGGTTATGTCGGCTGTCTGCGCGTACGCCGACCAGGCAAATATCGAGGAGTCCGGCGGTCCTGTTTCGTCTGAGACGAACGACGGCATCTCGCGAACCTATGTGACGGGCAGCGCTTCAAGCGCGGGCGCGTCGAAAAACGCAGGAACGGCGCAGGGTCGATTGAGCAATGCAATTCGGCTCTATCTCGCTCCTACGGGTCTCCTGTTCCGCGGGAGGGGCCGCCGATGAAAGACTTCCTCGCCTGCACCGAGCTCGTGACGCTCGTTCACCATGTCAAGACCGCCGATTCTGATTCGTATGTCTGCTACCCCATTCAGGGCGTCAGTTGGTACGCGAAGACAGAAACGGCGGTCACGGCTGATGGCGCGAAAGCGGTTAACGTTTATAAGGTCCGAATCCCTGAGGCTGTTCTTCCGTCTTGCTTGCCTGAAAAACTTGACTATCTGGTCAAGGGGGAAATTTCAGGGGTACTCAAGCCGGCAGACCTCAAAGGCTCGACTTATTTCCAGATCACCGCGGTCGCAGACAACCGGCGTGGGACTCTTCCGCATGTGGCGGTGAGCGGCGTATGAGTTTTGGAATCAAGATCAAAAGCGTCAACATCACGCCGAGTAAGATTCTTGCCAAGCACGGTCTCGGCAGTGATAACAAGGCGCGAAAATATCTCGCGACTTCGGTCGCGAAATACTGCGACCCGTACGTTCCTATGAGTGCGGGCGCGGGAGCGCATTTGAAGAATCAAAAGCAGATCGCCCCTGACGGTAGCAAAGTCACCTATCCAGGGCCGTACGCCCATTATGTTTACGTCGGCCTCGCTATGGTAGGTCGAGCGCCAAAGAGCTATTCAGGCCGAGCGCTCAACTACCACGGCGCGCCGATGCGAGGTAAAGAATGGGATAAGCGTATGCTTGCGGACCGTGGGGGCGATCTCAAAAGAGACTTTGCCGCGTATGTAGGAGGTAGAGCAAAATGACGATCATTGACAGCGTTCGTGCCTGGCTGAAAACCTATGAGGGACTGGCCGATGGTCGGCTCAGCGTTGATTTTTTGCCGGAGGCTGCGAAGAGCTATTCGGTCGATACCGTGCCGACAACGGAGATCGTCAAGCGCTATCTTGACGGCAGCTCTATTCGGCAGTTCCTCTTTTGCGTATCGAGCCGCGAGTTTTACAGCGATGACATCGCGCAGAACGTGGACAATCAAGCCTTCTATGAGGGCCTCGCCGCTTGGCTTGAACGCAAGAGCAAGCTCCGGCAATTCCCTGATATTGGCACGGGCCGAACGGTCCGGTCAATCGAGATCAGCTCCACCGCGTACCCATTTGTCGTCGACGAGCACGGCACGGCGCGGTATCAGCTTCAACTCAAACTAACTTATTTCCAGAAAGGAGATCGCACCGTATGAAACTTTCCGAGCTGATGGCGACCCATACGCCGAGCCCGACCTTTGAGGGCTTCGTCACCAATGACGATTTTGTCCTCGCGATCGATTGCTCCGCGGAAGGCTCCGCCGAGGTTAAGGACTACGCGGTCGCGCAGCTTGGCGTGACCGGCCTCGACGCCAACCTCAACCCGATCACGCAGGACAAGACCTATATCCGCGCTGGCCAGTCCACCATGAAGACTGGCAACCAGAGAGCCTTTAAGGTCTCCGGCGATCGCTATATCGGCGATGACTTCCAGGACTTTGCCCTCTCCCATGCTGTCATGTACGGCACTGGCTCCGCTGTCATTCGCAAGTACGTCTACTTCTGCTTGCTGAACGGCAAGGGCGAAACCGGCGAGGCGTCCATCATCGTTAACTCCGATGGCAGCGGCTCCGCAGGTGAGAGCGCCAGCATCGACATTGACGTCAAGAAGGCAAACGCCGCGCCGAGCGAGTACACCTACTCTGCGGCGTAATTTAAGAAGGAGGATTTGACAAATGGCAATGTTTCAGTTTTCCGCTCGCCAGGTCGAGCTCAACTTCTGCGATCAGATCAAGTGCACCGTGCCTCTGACCGACGAGGTTCAGAAGAAGGTGCAGGACGCCGCGAAGGAGCTGCTTCGCGTGTCTCAGGCCGCGAAGGACTCCGACAATAAGGAGCATACGCTCGACGACCTTTGCGATTCTGTGATGGACGCGATCGACGAGATTCTCGGCGAGGGCATGTCCGACCAGATTCTCGGCATGAAGGAAGGCTATACCTTCTGGGATGCCTGCGACGTGTTCAAGTATATCACCGACGAGATCAACACCGCAATGCGCGGCGTGGCTGCGTCCTACGCGTCCAAGCCCCCGATCACGCCGGTCAATCGCGCGCAGCGTCGCGCAAAGCATAAGAGACACGGAGCATGAATCTCCTAACGACCCCGTTGCCGTATGCGGTAAAAGTCGGCGGTCGTGAGGTTCCCATCAATACAAGCTTCCGCGTCGGAATGCGGTTTGAGCTTTTGGCTCTTGACGACCAGCTTACACCGGAGAACGTCTTGACAACGTTCTTCGGTGATAACTGGCCGCAGCCGTATGACGAGGCGGTCAAACAAGCTCTCTGGTTTTATTGTCTCGGCAAGCCTCACGAGAAGGAGGAAACCGACAAGCAAAACCTCAAGCCCTCCCGCAGGAGCTACGATTTTGAGATCGACGCCGATGCGCTCTATACCTCATTCCGCGAGGCCTACGGCATCGACCTCTTGCAGGAGGACCTTCACTGGTGGGCCTTCCGCGAGCTGATGCTTGGGCTTCCTGACGATACCCCCTTCAAGCAACGCGTTTATTACCGGACCGGCAGCACGGAAGGCATGAGCGCCAAGCAGAAAAAGCAGTTTGAGACTCGGCGCGCAAAGTACGCAATTCCCGAGCGCGGTGCAGTCGATCACAAGTTGACTCTCAGCGAGCGCGACGCCGCGATCAAGAGATATGTTGCCGATCGTTTCAAGGAGGTTTATGGAAAAGGAAAAGCCTGAGCGCGTAAAGCTCAAGTGCCCTTTTTGTGGATATGAAATGCCTGTGTACCTCGCGCCGGGCGCGAAGTGCGCAGGCGTTTTTGTTCGCTGCAAGGGCCGAAATTGTAAGAAATTATTCGAGATTCGCGTCAAGTAGTTGCCTTAGTTGCCGATGACGCCACTGAAAAGGTGGTGGAAACATGGCAAATGACGGCTCCGTCATTATCGACATTGAGGGCGATTCCAGTAAATTCAAAAGCGCTCTCTCTGGTCTTGGCAGTATTGCCTCTACCGCCCTAAAGGGTGTTACGACTGCGGTTGCGGCTGTTACGACCGCCGTTGCCGGCGTAGCCACCGCCGCCGTGAAGGTCGGTTCTGGTTTTGAATCCAGTATGTCGCAGGTTGCGGCAACAATGGGTCTCACGGTCGAGGACATTCGCAATGGCTCGGAAGAGTTTGAGCTGTTGTCCCAGGCCGCAAAAGACGCAGGCGCAACGACCGCGTTCAGCGCGTCCGAGGCCGCTGACGCTCTAAACTATCTGGCTCTGGCCGGCTACGACGCCGCGACCTCCGCGGACGTTCTGCCTTCGGTCCTGAACCTGGCCGCCGCAGGTGGTCTTGACCTCGCCTACGCTTCCGACCTCGCGACCGATGCAATGGCCGCGCTCGGTATTGAGGCAAGCAGCGCAAATCTGACCGAGTTCGGCGATAAGATGGCGAAAACCGCCAGCAAGGCAAATACCAGCGTCGGCCAGCTCGGCGAGGCGATTCTTACTGTCGGCGGCACGGCGAAGAGCCTGGCCGGCGGCACAACTGAGCTGAACGCAGCGCTCGGTGTCCTCGCAAACCGAGGCATTAAGGGCGCCGAGGGCGGCACGGCTTTACGAAATGTTATTCTCGCTTTGTCTGCACCTACGGATAAAGCCGCGGATGCTATGTCGGCCCTGGGTCTGGAAGTCTATGACGCGGCCGGCAATATGCGTCCGCTCAATGAGGTCTTCCGCGATCTTGACTCCGCGCTGTCGGGCATGACCGAGGGCGAGAAGACAAAGGTTCTCAATGAGATTTTTAATAAAGTCGACTTGAAATCTGCGCAAGCTCTTCTCGCCGGCTGCGGCGAAGAGTTTGATAACCTGGCCGCTGCAATCGATGATAGCGCGGGCGCCATGCAGAACATGGCCGACACGCAGCTCGACAACCTGCAAGGCGATATTACGATTATGAAGTCGGCCCTCGAGGGGCTCGGCATCGGCGTATATGAAAACCTGCAGGCTCCGCTCCGTGATACGGTCCAGTTTGCAACCGAGCTCGTCGGGCAGCTCTCCGAGGCGCTCAACGAGAATGGCCTGGAAGGCTTTGTCTCGGCTGCGGGCGACGTGCTCTCCGAGGTTCTCCTCAAGATCACGAGCGAGCTTCCGAAGTTTATTGACATCGGCGTCAAGGTCATTAAGAGCTTGATCTCCGGCCTGCTCAAGAACAAGAAGACGCTCGTTGACAGCGCGATCGAGATCGGCAAGGTCTTACTCAACGGCCTCGGCTCCATTCTCGGAGACCTGGCGCTTGCGGCTCTTGAGATCATCACAACTCTTGCGGACAATCTCGCGAAAGAGGCGCCCACACTGATTCCTGCCGCGGTCGAGGCGGTCTTGCAGTTTGTTGAAGGCCTTCTCAGCACAGAGAATATCAGCGCTCTTATCGACGCCGCGCTCGCGCTGCTGACCGGTCTCGTCGAGGGCCTAATTGCGGCGGTGCCGGTTATCATTGAGGCTGCGCCCGTCATTATTGAGAATCTCGTTACCGCGATTCTTGATAACCTGCCGCAGATCATTGAGTGCGCGATCACGCTCTTAAACGCTCTCACGCAGGGCTTGCTCGACAATTTGCCGCGCCTGGTCGACGCTGCGATCGAGCTGACCCTCGCAATCGCCGAAGGCTTGATCGAGGCACTGCCCGATCTTATCGACGCCGCGCTTGATCTCGTGGATGCTCTGGTCGACACGATTTTTGAAACCGACTGGCTCGCGCTCGGCGCGAAGATTCTCGAGTCGCTCGTCAAGGGTATTCTTTCCTTGATCGGCTCGCTCTTCGAGGCCGCAGGCAAGATCGTCTCGACTATCTGGGATAAGATCACAAATACAGAGTGGTTCCAGAAGGGCGCTGAGGTCCTCACAAAGATCATCAACGGCATTAAGAGCATCTTTACGAACCTGGCTCAAACGACGAGCGATCTTGTCAAGAAGATCACCGACAAGATCACAAATACTGAGTGGTTTAAGAAGGGCTCGGAAATCCTCACGAAGATCATTGAGGGTATCAAGAGCCTGTTTTCCAACCTGGGACAGGCCGCGAGCGATCTTGTCAGCCAGGTATGGGACACGATCACAAATACCAACTGGCTTGACCTCGGCCGCAATATCATCGAGGGTATCGCCAACGGCGTCTCGAACGCGGTCGGCACGCTCGTTCAGGCCGCGAAGAACGTCGCGAACAGCGCGCTCAACACGATCAAGTCTGCGCTCGGCATCTCCTCTCCGTCTAAGGTATTCGCCAAAGAGGTCGGCCGCTGGATTCCTCCTGGAATCGGCAAGGGCGTCGACCAGGCCATGCCTGAGCTGACCGACGATATGCGCGCCCAGCTTCAAGACTTGATCGATGATGCGAATATCTCTGTCGCGACCGAAGTCGGCGGGCTCAGCAGCAAGCTCGCGCTCACAGCAAACTCCGGTTCTGGCAGCGGTAGCCACTCGCAGACCATTACCAACGACAACGGAATCATTGTCTATGTGACCTATAACGGCGACGGCTCCGAAGAGGACGCACGCCGCGTAGGTAAGCAGATCGGCGCTGAAACAGCGCGCGAAATCCGAAGAAGGGGGCTTGCACCGACATGACCGGCGATAGCTTTAGCTTCGGCAGATATAACAGCGTAGACGACTGGGGCCTGATGGTGATTGCTTACGACTACTTGCTTCCTCCAAAGCGAGCTCGTAAGATCACCATTCCTGGCCGCTCTGGCTCTTATGACTTCGGCGCGAAAAACTGGGAAGAGCGCACCTTGCGCATGACCTGTACGCTGACGCGCCAAGTCACAAAGGCTGAGTTTCGCGAGATCATCTACGCCCTCAGCAAAAAGGCTCGGCTCCGCCTTTGGAACGAGCCTGACAAGTATTATATTGCCGAGCTCTATGACCCTGCCGAGGTTCAGGACTACTACCTTGAAACGGGCCGCGAATTCGAGCTTAACTTCATCGCCGAGCCGTTCGCGTACGGCCCGACGATCACCACGCCGCTTGAGAACGGACGCAACAAGATCGCGTATCAGGGCACGGCGGAAACGCCATGCATGATCGTTCTGCGCAACGTCTCTTCGAGCAACGTCCAAAATATCACGATCACTGCAACGAAAAGGAGTGACTAAGCTATGTATGCTTGCGACTACCTTGAGACCGGTTTTCTGAACGTCCTGCGCGGCGTCACCTTCGCCGCCCCGACAAAAGTCTACCTGGCCTTGTTCCTCAATGACCCTGGCGATTCTGGCGCGGCCGGCACCGAAATCAGCTACGCGGGCTATGCTCGCATGGAAATCGCCTTCTCCGAGCCTGCGGCCTCGAACGGCGGTATCGGTATTCAGAATCTTTCTGACATTACTTTCGCGGCACCGGCCGACCCCGCGGGCACCGTGACGCACATTGCGATCATGGACTCCCTTGTCGGCGGCAATATGCTCGCCCGCAGCGAGTTGACTGAAAGCCTGGTTATCGGCGCGAATGAGCCGCCTGTCTTCCTGGCCGGCGACGTGCTCTTCTACCTGACCGGCAACATGTCGAACGCCTTCAAGACAAAGCTCCTGAATCTCTTCCGCGGCACGTCTATCCTCGGTATCTCCCCGCATTTCTCCCTGTGGAACGGCTCTCCCGAAGAGACCGGCTCCGAGCTTGCGGGCGATAACTACGCCCGTGTTGCGCTGACGTTCTCCGCGCCGAGCGAGCAGGCAAGCGGCCAGATGCTCGTGCAGAACTCGCTCGCCGTGTCCTTCAATCGTCCCTCGACTCCGTGGGGCGTCTGGACCTATTCGGCAATCTACTCTGCGGCAACGGGCGGCGAACCTGTGTATTTGCAGGAGCTTACCGAGGCGATCACGATCAAGAAGGGCTATATGCCGACGATCGACGTCGGCGCGTTGAAGGTGGGATTGAACTAATATGTTTAGCTTTGACCGCTTCAATTTATCCAGGTTTTCGCTAGGAAGTCAGGACAACACAATTCACATTGAGCTGCTTCTCGCTGAAAACCTGGAATCTGTTGCCGGCGTAGCTATTCCGGTCGAGACGACCGCCTTCTTTAACGACATTCTCCGCGGTACTGCGCGCGGCGCGATCGGCATTGCTTCGACCTTTGAATCGTACGCAGCAATGAACAGCGCCGCGCTTATGCGGGCGAATATCATCGTGAAGGGCTTACTCGGGGACACCTTACAGGCCATGTCTGACGGTGCGCAGAACTCCATGATCGTCAACGTGCTTGCCGATAACCTCGGAGCGAGCTCGTACGCGAGCGCTGATATTCTCTGGCATGAGGCCTACGCCGATGCGCTTACTTCACTGGCGAGCGTGGCCAAGGATATTTTGATCGACCCGTTGCTCTATGAAGTGCTCGGCTCGGTCTCTGGCGCAGGCACGCAGTCCACGGAGCAGGTCTCTGTTACTGTCACAATTCCGCCTGGCGGCGAGCTGCGTATTGACAGCGACACGTTCCGAGTCCTGCTGAATGGCGAGAACGTTCTCGATAAGCAGTCTGGCGACTGGCTCATGCTCTCGCGCGACCTTCTCTACCTTGACATTGAGAGCGCGATCGGCAATGGCTTGTCTGGTAACCTGATTTATACAGAGAGGTACTTGTGATATGCTTGAGATTTTTGATAAAAGCCGCAAGCGTATCGCGATCGCCGAAAACGCGAGCGGCGTAGAGGAAGAGCGCAAGATCAATAGCCTTTGGTACCTCACTTTTTCGCTTCCGTACAACGACGCGAAGAATGAGTATTGCCAGCCCTTCAACTATGTCCGCTACAACGGTGGCGAGCTTTATCGCATTATGCCGGTTGACGCGGAGATCGCCGAGACCGGTCTTTTGACCTATCAATGCGAGCACGTCCTCGCGACCTTGATCGACAACGTGCTCTTCAGGTACCACGTCGTAGGCAACCGAGGAACCTACACGGCTGACTGTATTCGCTATGTGCTGAATCGGCAGCGCGTGCAAAACTGGGTTCTTTATGAGTGTGACTTCGCACGGCAATTTGAATATGGCTGGACGCAGGAAACCTTGCTCTCGGCCCTGTTCTCGATCGCGACGCCGCTCGCCGACTACATGTGGGTAACTGATACCAGCGTCTACCCGTGGCGTCTCTCCCTCAAGTCGATCGGTCTCGGGCAAAAGCCGCAGCTCTATGTGCGCTCGGGCTGGAACATGCTCTCGTATGGTTCTGGTAGCGACCCGCAGCAGATTTGTACCAGGCTTTACCCCCTGGGCTATGGCGAAGGTGTCAATCAGCTCACGATCAAGAGTGTCAACAACGGTCTCGAGTACATTCAGAGCCCGCAGGAGTATATCGACAAGTACGGTCTTATTGAGCGAATTTGGATTGACCGCCGTTATGAGGACCCCGCAAGCCTTCTCTCCGCGGCGCAAGTCATGCTGAACGAATTGCAGGACCCTTTACAGCAATTTGAAATCAGCTTCGCCGAACTTGACGAGTCCGACTACAATGTCGCGCAGATCGGCAAGCGCGTTCGTATTTTGCAGACCGAGCTCGGTACGCAGGTCGATACCTATGTTACCGAGCTCACCTACAAATACGACGACGTACCGAGCAGCAAGATCATCGTCGCAAACAAGAGCACCGATATTGCGTCCAGCGTCGCGGATATGGCTGACCGGCAGCGAATCGAGCAGGCATACGCCCAGGGCGCAACGCAGCTCTACTCGCAATCGCTTCAAGCCAACTGCGACTCGCAGAACGGCGCGGTCATGGACTTCTACCTTCCCGAGGATATGCGAATCGTCAATAAGATCGTCGCGAAGGTCCGCGTCGGCAGCTTCCGCGCCTACTCCAAGGCAACGAAGGCCGCTGAGTCTAAGGTTGTCTCCTCGACGTCTGCTTCGCAAAAGACCTATTCAAGCACCTCGGGCGGCGGCTCTACCTCGACCACCTCTTCGGGTGGCGGCCAGACGTCGGGCGCGACGACGCTCGAGTCCTCAAACGTCTTGCCGAGCCAAACAAGTGGGCAGGCCGTGCACAATCATGGTCTTTCTCGCGGCGCGCGGCTCGCGACGACCAGTGACGGCAAAACCATTGATGGCTATGAGACCTTTGTATGGTCTGGCGCGCACGTTCACCCTGCGCACACGCACGAGATCGACGATCACTCGCACAGCGTTCGCATTCCAAGCCATTACCACAATGTCACGATTCCTGGACACAGCCACAATATCACGATTCCTGCGCATGAGCACGACATCACGCCTGGCATCTACTTCTACGGCAGCCCGAGGCAGTTCGATCTCTACGTCAACGGCAAGAAAAAGGCGACGATCGTCTCGACTGATACCGAACTCGACTTGACGCAATACCTCGTAGACACCAGCTCCAAGCTGATTCCGCGTGGCTCCTGGCTCTCGATCGAGATCAGGCCGAACGATCTCGCCTACGTCAGTATTGACATGTTCGTCCAGGGCTTCGTGCAGTCCAGGGGCGACGCAACAGTTTAACTCTCAGGAGGTAAAACACTTTGGAGACTATGTATAAGGGCATTCCCTTCTCTCCGCAGGTCGCCCTCGCCGACGGTATCGGCGCAGGTGACACCACGATTCCCGTTACCGATATTTCCGCCTTCCCCGACGCCCCGAACCTCGCAACGATCGGCACGGACGAAGACGGCGAAACGATTCTCTACACCGCGAAGACGACGGACTCTCTTTCCGGTTGCACGCGCGGCGTAGAGGGCACGGCAAAAGCCTGGCCTTCCGGTACCACGATCGCCCGCAACTTCACCAATAAGGACTTCGACGCCTTACAGAAGAATATCCAAGAGGCAAAAAAGCAGGCCGATCAGGGCGTCGGCGACGCTGCTTCTGCGAAGAGCGCGGCGGCTACCGCGCAGAGCACCGCTAACGCGGCCGGTACTGCCGCTTCTGGCGCGCAGAGTGCAGCCAACGCTGCGGGGACCGCAGCAAGCAATGCCCAGACCGCCGCAAATAACGCGCAGACCGCGGCCGATGATGCGCAGAGCGCCGCTGATGATGCCCAGAGCGCTATTGACGAGCACGCCGCGAACAAGCAGAATCCGCATGGCGTGACCGCGGCTCAGATAGGCGCGGCGGCCGCGTCTCACAAGCACGGCAACCTGACGAGCGACGGCAAACTCGGCTCGACTGCGAATCTCCCTGTCTTCACTGGCACGGGCGGTCTTGCGCAGGCTGAGGCCGTACTTTCGGCGGCTGCAAAGCTGGGGCGCGGCTATGGCGCTTGCTCGACCGCCGCCGCGACGAAGGCGAAGACCGTAACGCTCTCGGGCTTTGCGCTCGTTACCGGCGCGATCGTAGGCGTGAAGTTCTCCTACGACAACACCGCGGCCGCGCCCACATTGAACGTCAACAGCACTGGCGCAAAGTCGATCTACTACAAGGGCGAGGCCGCCGCGGCTGGGCTCCTCAAGGCCGGCTACGTCTATCTCTTCCAGTATAATGGCGCGCAATATGAACTCCTGAATCCAGTCGCGCAGAGCGGCGGCGGCTTCTATCCCGCAATCGTCGTGACTGCCCCCACAGGCTCCACGGTGACCGCCACGGACGGTGAGACCTCTCTCGTGGGAACAGAGGTAAGCGGAAAATGGACCTTCCAGATTCCGTCCTATGGCGTGTGGAATATCACCGCCACGCTGAACGGTCAGACAGCTACCACGAGCGTCTCTGTCACGGAGGTCAAGCAGTACACCGTCATGCTAACCTACTTCGCCGCAACGATCGCGGTCACATATCCATCGGGCTCGACCTGTACTTGCTCGAATGGCACGACCACGCTCACCGCGCCGAACACGACCGGCAGCTACACATTTACCGTCCCGAGCGCCGGCACCTGGACCGTCAAGAGCACGAATGGCACGGACACCGCCCAGCAGGCTGTTTCGATCACGACCAGCGGCCAGAGCGCGAGCGTGACCCTGTCCTATAAGCTGACTGCGAGCACGAGCGCCAAGTCTGGCGTCAACTACACGACCGGTATTTCGAGCCTGACCGCCGAGAAGATGAGTCTCTATGCTGAGGCGATCTCTCGGAACAGCGCAATCACGAACACGACAAGCACGGTCTATATCGACGACGGCGCGAGCCACTACAAAATCAGCGTCGGCGACTCGATCAATATCGCGATCAATGGTACCTCGTACGCCTTTAAGATCATGGGCTTCAACCATGATACGTTGACAAGCTCCACTGCGTACGGCTCTGCGACCGCGACCAGTAAAGCCGGCATGACCTTGCAGATGGCTGACTGCCTGGCAGGTAAGGCACAAATGAATAGCTCTAACACGAATAGCGGTGGCTGGGAAAACTGCGCTATGCGTAAGAGCAACATGGCGACCTATCTCAGTCAGCTCACGAGCGCTTGGCAAAATGCTATTAAGCAGGTCAATAAGCTCTCCTCGGCCGGCAGCCAGAGTACAACGATCAAGACGACCGCCGATAAGCTCTTCCTCCTGTCTGAGGTTGAGATTTTCGGTTCTACTACCTACTCGGTTTCCGGTGAGGGCACGCAATATGCGTACTACAAAGCCGGCAACAGCAAAGTTAAGAATGTAAGCGGGTCTGCGAACGGCTGGTGGGAGCGTTCTCCAATTGCGAGCAACACTACCTACTTCTGTTATGTCAACAGCGGCGGCAACGCCAGCAGCAACAGCGCCAGCAACTCGGGTGGCGTGGCCTTCGGCTTCTGTGTTNTACGGCTGGTGGGAGCGTTCTCCTTGTGCGAGCTACACTACCAACTTCTGTAATGTCGGCAGCGACGGCAGCGCCCACTACGGCTACGCCAGCAGCTCGATTGGCGTGGCCTTCGGCTTCTGTGTNGCCTCTGGTGGGAGCGTTCTCCTTCTGCGAGCTACACTGCCAGCTTCTGTTTTGTCGGCGGCAACGGCGACGGCGACGCCTTCAGCAGCAGCGCCAGCAACTCGTTTGGCGTGGCCTTCGGCTTCTGTGT